TCATGATTCATAAAAGTCTTCAAATATCTTTTTTGTTAATCCAGCATCAATTAATTTAATTTGATTATCTTTAATGCCCCATGATGATTCTTTTGCCAAATCACCTGGCATTAATTCAAATTTTTTGCCCAAATCTTCAATGTCTTTATAAAATTGTATTTGACTTATTTCATCAAAATTATCTGGCTTTTCTCTTTTTGATCCACTTACAGATTTTAAACCATATCTTATGCATTCAGCAAAATCATCAAAATCAATTTCAGTTATCTTTTTAAATTGTTTAACCTTAATTTTTTTAAGAAAATTAGTTTCAAGCCAAGAATAATTTTTACTATGATTAATTACTTTATTAACATATTTTGATTCATTAAGTTTCTCACGAGATTCTGCTTTATTTTGAGCAATTCCTTTATCATTCTTTGCAAGCTTAACCACGGTTTTATTTGGTGTCAAGTATGCAATTCTTGAAGATCCTGAAGATATACGCTTTAAATTACGTTCTGCATATTTTTTTCTTGCTTGATATGTTTCAAGCTTATCTATATTTTTAAGAATTGTTTTAGTGTTTTTTGAATCTTTTGGCAATTTTTCTAATTCTGATTCTGCTAAAGAAACAAAAACGCTTGCAAATCTAAGCAACTTATTAGAATTCATGGGTAAATGCAAGTTTATTAATAAATAGTTATAATATATAATATGGAAAAAATATCTGTAGATGAATTTTGGAAACTTCTTCAATCAATATCTGATGAAGATCAAGATGAATATGATTTAAATAATCATATTCAAATAGAAGAATATATTGAAAATTATGATTTAAAACCAAAATTTAAGGCAAATGATAATGGAGTCATAGATTTAACAAATATTAAAAAAGAAAAAATTAAAGAACAAATTCATAAATGTACTAATCTAAAAATTGGTAATTTTTACTTAAGAATAACTAGATACTATATGTTTCCAATGCCTGATGGTCTTCCATTATCTATGGACATTAAACTTTCTGAAGAAAAAACAAAAACTCCAAGCGGAAATCCATGTAAAATGAATTATCCAGTATTAATGGATAAAGATTCAAGATTTTCAAATAGAAAATGGTCATCATTATTTTATAATGGAATAGCAAATAATATATCTATAGATTTAGTTGTAGATATTATTAGATGGCTACAAATTATAACTAAATTTCCAGCATTTCTTTAAGAAAAAACAATAAGTCGATTTAAACGATTAAATGTTTCTTGTAAAGAAACAAAATTTATTAAAGGTAATTCTAATACAGGATAGTGAGAACAATTTTGAGAAATTTCTGCAGCAAATTCATCATTTTTAAAATAGACTAATTTACTTTTATTTTCTTCAACATAATTTGTTAATCTATAAATAATAGATTGTTTTTTATCAAACAAACCAAAATATTCCGTATTAATTTCAATAGATGATATTTGTTTAGAATTAAAATTCAATTCTAATGGCTTAGAAATTAGACTATATTTAAAACAACTGTCACAATATAAATGTACTTTAAATGCCGTTAAATTTTCATAAAATTCTTTAAATCTATCTAAAATAGTTAGATTGATTTTATTATCTAACCTTTTTTGTGATGTATAAAACTCTATATGAAAACTATTTGTTATTGTATTTATAACAAATCCAACTTCTAATGTTTCTTGATTTTTTTTAAGCCCACGCATTGTAAATTGAAATTCACAAATATTATTATATTCAATATATTGTTGTTTTTTAATAGAATGAAAAAATACTTTTAATGGTTCATCACAAATAGGACAATGTTTTCTATGTGAAATAAATTCTTGTAAATTCATACTTGCTCCATATATAAATCTAATCATACAATAATATAATGCAACCCTTTTAACAATTAATAATTAATCCTATAATCCTATATAATGGCACTCCCCCTATAATATCCCCCTCATAGATGTCGAGAAAATCCTCACAAATCAAAAAAAATAAAATGCCGGACTTTTACATCTGGCACTTAAGATATTGGGAAGTGTGACAATACTATTAACTTGCTAACCTAATAGAAGGACTTAAATAATTCCTTGCTGTAAACACTTATATTAAGTTTTTATTTTAAAATTCTCTATCAACCTTTTTTGCATTATCTAATGCTGACAAAACTTTATCAATATTTTCTTTTACTTGTGATAACTCATTTAAATATGTTTTAAGTGTTTTTTCTTTTTCAGGTGATAAGTGTAATGGTGAACCCGGATTATTTGACATTGCTAAATTAGTATTTACATCACCTTGTTCTCTTATAACATCTAAACTTCTTGCCTTTAATCCATCATATGTTTTTGTAAAAAGATCCATAAATGATGATTTATCTCTGGCTTTTCTCATATTATTTACTAAGTTAACAGCAGAAGCTAATTCTTTTTTAGTTTGATTTACTAATGGGCTTGATGATTTTGGCGCAGCTTTTGTTGCTGGTGCTGGGGTTGCTTTTGGGGCTGCAGGAGCAGCATAATTTAATGTGTTTAAATATCCTCTTGCTTTTTCATTTAATGGCGCCTTTGCATTTGCAGCAAGAGTTCCTAAAATATCTTTAATTGTTTGGGTATTAGAAGGTTTTGTAAATTGTAAATTTGTAAGTAAATCAGATATTTGCGTATCTTCTGCAACCATTGGTCCATCTACTGGTCTTGAAGCTACAAATGCTTTTTGTAATGAATTTACCATATCTTCATGTGATTTTGGATCCAATGGTACATATTCTGCTTGAGCTAATGCCTTTAAAAAAGAACGTCTATCGCCATAAACAGCTAGTTTTTCAAAAGATTCTACTTGTTTTACTAATTTTTCTAGTTTCTTCATTATTTATAACCCTCAATATAACCTGTAAATTATGCATAGTTATGCCATGTTTAATTATTTTCTATTTAAAAAGTCATTATTGTTAAATATATTGTCTGAATTGGCGTCATGAATACCACTTGGATCATATGGATTTATTAATAAATCTTGTATTGGTCTTGGGAAAGTATTTGTAACTCCTGATTGTAAATCTTTATTAACTAATAAACTATATATAGTTATTCTATTGATATCTAAGGTTGCAGCAGGAGGTCCATATTTATTATATAAAATGGAGGCAAGCCCGCCCTTGACAAACATTACAACGTCCGCATATTCACGGTTTGTTGTGTCATGTAATGAATCTCTTAGAACTAAAATTCTTAATTGGTTTAATTCAATATTTAATGGATAATTTGGGTCTTCTGTTACACGATCATCAAATTCTGTTCCGGTCATTACGTCAGTAATTTCTAATTGTTCAACAAGTTTTTGTTGAAGCGGCGGATTAATTTCATTATTCATAAAAATTATGGCGCTAGGTATGGATGGCATATAATTATAGTATTTTATTGCCCTTGACAGAAAAAGTTGTATAATTAAGTTTATCAAAATATTTGAGGTAAAAATGTCAAAAATTCCTGAGTTTAAGTTTGCTATTCGTGAAGATTTGAGTGATACAAAAGATTTATTTATGCCCACACGTGGAGAACCACACGCATCAGGATATGATGTACGAGCAGCATTTCATGATAGAGTAACATTGATTATTAATCCTGGAGAGTATTTTAAAATACCTCTTGGTTTTAGAGCCTTACCACAAGAAGGGTGGTGGTTTGAATTGCATCCAAGAAGTTCTTCATTTGTCAAAAAATATATGCATAATTTGATAGGTATAATAGACGAGCACTACTCAAATGAAGTTATATTTGCTGGACAGTATTTACCACAGATAGAAAATCTTGCAGAGATAAGATTTAAAGCCAATGCATATGCATCAGATCCAAATATTAGTAGTGATTATGAATCTGTAAATTTTACAGCTGAACCATTAAAAATTAATTTTGGTGATGCTATTGGGCAAATAATTCCAATTAAAAGAGTTAATGCTATAATAACTCAAATATCTAATAAGGATTATGATGATTTATGTAAAAAACGAATGGCTGTCCGTACAGGAGGGTTTGGATCAACTGATAAATCTAAATAAGAATTCTCATAAAGAATTCTTAATAAGATGCGAATCTAATTGTTCTTCTAAATGCAGGGAAGAATATAAAATTGAATATCGAAGGCTTGTTAAATTATTAAAAACGAATAACAATAAAATTATTTGTTTGTTCTGTTCTAGAACAAGTAAATTCTCTGGTAGAGGTAATCCAAATACTAAATATAGTATTGATGATCAATTTTTCAATAAAATTGATACGCCTATTAAAGCTTATTTATTGGGATGGATTGCTAGTGATGGTCATATTAATATTAGGGGATTTAAGATTGCTATACATCAAAAAGATATAGATATTTTAGAATATTTTCAAAAAAATATATGTAATGAAATACCAATTAAAAAATTTAAAACTAAAACATCATTATTATGTAGTTATGAAGTTAACTCTAAACAAATATCTAAAGATTTATGTTTGCTATTAAATATAGCTCCTGGTAAAAAATCAAATACTGTATGTTTTCCTAACATAGCATCTAATTTTTATTATGATTTTATAAGGGGATATTTTGAAGGAGATGGGTCTGTGAATGATCCATTTATAGCAAAAAGTAAATATATTAAAGGCAATATTAGATCTAATTCTAATAATATGTTAAATTCATTAAAAAAACTATGTGGAGGAAGTATTTCATGTAATATGCTTTGTTTATCTAATAAACAAATGTTTTTATTTTTAGATAAAATCTACAATAATGCTGATTTTAAATTAAAAAGAAAATATGATAGATATATGAATTGGCTTTCTTATAAGGAAAATAAAAATGGTGCAAGACGATAATTATAATTTTCATTCAATTGATGAATTAAAACAGTATGCTGAAAGTATTAAAAATTTACCTTTAGCGTCTGAAGATGTTTTAGAGTTTGCTAAAAATTTAATGGGAGCATCTCAAATAGATGATTCTTGTTGGTTAAATACTTTTTCTGGGAAAAAGATTCATCCATTAAATCCTAATACAGAAGATATTTGTATTACAGATATAGCTCATGCATTATCACATCAATGTAGATTTACTGGACATACAAAAAACTTTTATAGTATAGCCCAACATTGTGTTTTAGTAAGTTATCTTTGTAATCAAGAAAATGCATTATATGGATTACTACATGATGCATCAGAGTATATTTTGGTTGATATTCCATCACCTCTTAAAAAATCTAAAGAGTTTAATTTCTATAGAGAAATAGAAAAGAAAGTTCAAAGTATTATTTATACTAAATTTGGATTAAATCCTGAAGAGCCTGTTGATGTGAAAATTGCAGATGCGATGCTTTTGTCAACTGAAGCCAGAGATTTACTTAATAAAGTTCATCCTGATTGGGTAATGAAAGAAAAACCATTGCCATTTAAAATTGAAGCTCTTGAACCAAAAGAAGCTGAAAAATTATTTTTAGATAGGTTTAATGATATATATTAAATTATGAAAGAATTAACTGAAGAAGAAAAAATAAAAAAACTTAAAGAAAAGAAACCAAAAATCAAAAAATATTTTGATGTTAAGGTTGAAGTAATGCTTCCTGCTGTTTTAACATATAAAATTTTAGCAGAAACTCCAGAAGAAGCGGTTGTTTTAATAAAAGGTAAACAGCCAAATTCTGTTGTGCATAAATTACACCATAGAAAAGAATTAAAAATTATGGTTTATGATGCTGGTAGCACAATGATTCGTTTTATTAAACAATTATTTGGTGGATAAATGTATAAACAGTATCTTAAATCAGTTCCTAATTCTTTTGGTCATGGTGTAATATCTACAATAGATATCCCTGCTAGAGCACCTATTATAGAAATGGTTGGAGAAATAGTAACTTCTGTAGATGGTAAAGATCAAAATTGGTACTTACAAATAAGTAATATGTATCTTATTGGACCATCAGGAGGAATTGATGATCAAATAAATCATAGTTGTAATCCAAACTGTTTTTTACATATAGTAGGAAAAAGAGCAATTCTTTATTCTTTATATGTAATAAAAGCTGGAACAGAATTAACATTTGATTATTCTCTTTCATCAACAGATACATATGATACTTGGAAAATGAATTGCAAATGTGGTTCATTTAATTGTAGAAAAGTAATAAGTGGATTTCAATATTTAAATGATGATATTAAAGATAAATATAAAAAACTTGGAATTGTGCCAATATTTTTGGCAAATAAAGTTTTTCAAGGATGGTAAATAAATGAGTTTAAAATATTATGTTATTGACACAGAAACTACGGGATTAAAAGCCAATTATCATGAAATGACTGAAGTTGGAATTATAAGATGTGAAGATAGAGTTCAATTGCACAAAGTAATTAAGTGTGAAAATCCAGAACGTGCTAATTTTGATGCATTAGCTATTACTAAGAAAACAATGGCTGATTTAGAAAAAGGAAGCGACAAACGAGCTGTAGTTGCTATGTGTAATAAATTTTTTGCAGAAGATGGTGCAACCCCAGCACATAGATGTATTATTGCTCATAATGCTCCATTTGATAGAAAATTTTTACATGCATTATGGGAACAATGTGATCAGGAATTTCCAGCAGATTTATGGTTAGATACTATTGCTTTAACAAAAGCTTATGCTAAAGCAATTGGATTAATTAAACCAAAAGTAAATCTACATGCAGCTTGTGATATTGTTGGAATTAAAAAAATATCGGAAGCTCACAATGCTAAAGTAGATTCTAGAAACACCTATTTATTACATAGAGATTTGGTTGAGGTTAAACAAGTTGACTATTTACCATTTATTAAAACTGCAGCACATCGTCTAACTAATACTTCAACAGATGACGGTGAAGGTCTTGACCCCTCATTATTGGATTTATAATGAATATTATGCAAATTTTATTATTTATTTTACAAGCATTTGGTTTTTTATTATTTATTGATTCTGCAACTAATCTTAAAAATCTTTTTAAAATTAAAATAACATTTTCAAATTTACCAATATCAATAATGATGTTTCTTTTTGTTTTAATTGGAAGTTATATTTGTATAACACATTTTTTATGGTATATGTTAATTGGATTAATTATAACTGTATTTTTCTTAATTATTACATCTTTAGCACCAGAAAATAAAATTGTAGATAAATTACAAAGCAAATTAATTTCAAGTGCAATATCATTATTTTTTTGGCCACATTTAATCATAATAATTATGATGATACTTTTTAATGCTAATAATTTAAACAATGAAAAGTTTTAATCTTAATTCATATTATGACAAAATAAATAAAAATATTTTATTAGCACAATCTTATTCTGAACATAATGAATTAGCATGGATAATTAAATCTAGTAGATTAAAGCCAGAAGAACATCTTAAAAATCAATTTACACTTTGTAAAAAATGGTCTGATGAATACGGAAATTCATTATCTATTGTTAAAAATAAAAAACTACAAATCATTATTAATGATTTATCAGTAAGTAAAACTTTAACTACAGATTTATATTATGGATTGCAAATAGAAAAAATTGCAAAGATAAGTAATTTTATTTATATTTGTTATGGATTAGATGATGAAAACAATAATATGTATTTTGTTTATTTCTATGGAATAGACAATTATGCTAGGTGTTTTATTAATATTGATGGAGATTGGATTAAAGTATCTCCATTAGTACTTGGTATTCAACATCTTAAAAATATCTTTAAAAATAAGGACATACGATTTTTTAAAGAATTTTCAAATAAAGAAAAAATGCCCTTCCCTTGTGTGCGAGGGAAGGCGTGGCTATCTTTTATGCCTGTAAGCCCTGTATTTTACAGAGAAATGGAGAAAGAACATGATGTTCTTTTGCCATTATTAAATTATAAAAAGGAAAATAATTAAAACATGTCTGATGATAAATTAGAATTCGAAGGCGAAGTTATTGATTCAAGTAAAGGTCAATTTAAAGTTAAAGTAACAAATGAGAATAACAGTAGTTTAGTTGTTTTATGCACTTTAAGTGGTAAAATTCGCCAAAACTCTATTAGAATTCTAACTGGAGATAAAGTTAGAATTGAAGTATCTATGTATGATACAACTAAAGGACGAATAGTTCATAGATTTAAATAATTATATTTTAAGTTCTTTATCTATTATAGATTCTAAATTTTCTGTATTGGTTTTAGAAGCCGCAATTGGAGCATTTTGTTTCAATTGTTGGCTCTTTTTATCTTTTTGCGCAATATATCCACTATAAGATTTTCCGCCAGTTACTAAATTAGCATATTTTTTATATTTTGGGTTAGATATTAATTCATCAAATGTAACGGTAATTGGATTACCAAATTCATCTTTAATAGAAAAATTACCTGCAAATCTTGCTGCGTGTGAATAATCAACATAATTAGGATCATGAGCGGTAGACCCTTTAAAATCTTGAATGACATGTCCTGCAGAATCTAACATGCCAGATGCATGTAAATTATCTCCAGCATGTTTAAGCTCTAACTCTTTATACTCTCCAACAGTTATTGCATTTGGATCAAAATTTTTATTTTCTTTTCTTGCTTTTAAAATTTCATCATTATATTGCATTAATTTTGATGAATCAGAACCAAGTCTATTAGCTCCTGGTTTCCCAGAAATTTTATTTTTAGCATTAGCATATACTTGTTGTGTAATTTCTTTAGTTGGAATATTTAATCCAAAGTAACGACCAATTTTTTCTGCAGTTACTGGAGTAATTTGAACTGGCATTCCTTCAATACTAAAATAATCTGGCATGACCTCATATGTTATTGAAATGCTTGGATCATTAGGATCTTTGATAGTTATTGGAACTAATTTTGGTTTAGGAACTAAACCTTTAGTAACATATTGATAGACATAATCCTCTCTTGCTGCACCACTTTTAGACTCAAAATTTTTTCTAAAAGAACCTGGAGAAAATTCATCTGCAGCTAATGCCAATAAACTTAATTTACGCTTTTTAATAGCGTATTTTCTAAGTTGAATTATTCTATCTGCTTCATTAAAGTTAGTCATATTATTAATACCTAGTAAATGCTAGTGGACCTTCATCACTTACCAACTTACTTAAAGTTAGATCTTTAAATACATCTTGCATTCTCATTGGATTATTATTAACAATAACATCATTTGCAATCATTCTTATACCATGACTATAATCTTCATATAAATCATCATGATCGACTGGATTAAGTCCTTGTATTGGAGAGCCATTTAAGTTAAACCACCCATAAATTGCAACACGCTTTTTGGGATTGTCTGGAGCTAATTTATTAGTTAATATTACATCTTTTTTGTGTCCAGCAGTTAATTGTGTATAATCTAAATTTAATAATTGATTTGAAATAATATTATTATGCTCTTCAAATCTTTTTGTTGAGTACATTTCTTGATTATATGGTGGACCCCATGGTTTTGGCATTAATTTATTAAAAGCTGCCTTCCAAATATCATAAGACATTTTTTTAGTTGGTAATGTACAATCATATTTATCTGCTATTATTTGAGCAGTATGAGGATTCATTGGCATTCGAATATAATCTTGATTGTCTCCAATAGATAATACATCTGGCATTACTAAATAAGTAATAGTATCATTACCAATTATAATTTGAACTGGAACCATTTTTCTTAAAAATTCTGGTATATTTCCTTCTAAAAATTCTTTAAGTATATTTTGTTCTCTCAAAGAGCCGCCAAGCATCATATTTGCTTGAACAAATTGATATCCACTTAAAGCATTAATTTTTCTATTTGGAATTAAATTAGTCATATTAATTTCTTTTATTCATACAATTCTTGCAAAAAGATCTATAAGAATTATTATCTGAACGTTTATAAAAATACGATAAATCAAATGATTGATTGCATTTTTTACATGTTTTTATTTTAGGATTAAAATTATTAATATAAGTTTTTATATTATCCCATTTTCTATTCATTATAAAATAATAGTCTTCACAATATAATATTTTATATAAATTGATAACATCATTTCTATTATTAATAGAAATTCTAGACCAAATTTCATTGCTATCATTTTCTATTAAAATTTTCCCATTATATCCTAACTCTTTAATTGTAGATATAAACCAATTTACTATTAATGTATTACAAACTAATCCTATTCTATATCCCTTTGATTTTTCAAATCTAACAGTTCCATCACCGTCTAAAATTCCAAATAAAAATGCTTTAATAAATTGTTTAGGAATGATTGGCTCTATTGGATTATATGTTTTATTTGGAACAATACCATATTTAGTTAGATTTATTTTACAATCTAAACTTATTTGTAATTTTCCAACATTATTATTTAATTTTGGTGGATTACAAGATATCCATTTTTGAAACATGTTTAAAACATGTAAATCATTAATGTGTAATGACAATGATAATTTATTTCTTTTACCTGAAGATTTATAATTAACTGGCATTAAATTTCCATCTGCCAAACAAAATCCAAGGAAATAAAATAATTCATTAGAAAAATTCATGAAAAATGAATCATTAACTTTTCTAAATTTTTGATAATTAGTATCAATATTATATTGATTTAAAATATTTTTTACAAAATACCAATTTTTATGATGTATTTTTGCGACTTTTGAAATTCGTTTAATCTTAAACCAAGTATCTATTATTTCTTGTTCTATGGTCATACATAATATGACCAATTATGCCCCGCAGTTAACAAATATTTTCCATTAAAGTTGGTACCCACAAATCGTTTGTGCTTTCGTGTAAAATATATGAAGAGTCAAACCATGTTCTTCCTTGATTTCCCCATGAATTTCCCCAACTATTTCTAATTAAAAATTGTAATGATCCATTTACTTCTCTTATTCCTGTAATAATCATTGCATGCAATCCTACAATTTTATCTTTTGGTGCTGCCCATACAACAGAATTATCATTATAATAAGTGCAAAAACTATTAGTAACTCCTGTACCAAATACAACTGGATGATTTGCTCTAATAGCAGATTCAATTTCATCTAATCTTTGAACTCCAGTTGATTTTATTTTATAATATGAATTTATTGTATTATCAGATCCTTCAGCATAAGCTTGGATTGGTGGTTGTGAAAATACTCTAGAAGTATCATAATCCCATGTGCTTTCTAAGCATACACCATCTTTAGATAAAGATGCAAATGCATTTTTAATGTAAGTTCCATTATCTACATTGGTTTCACCATCATAAAGTCTTGCATTCCAATATACAAATAACCTAGATAATTGTACTACATTTCCAGTTAATCCCATTAATATTTCTAATGCATCTATTGTACTATTTGCAACACAAGAACCAATATGACCTTGATTTGAAATTGGAGTAAATTCTGGTATTATGTGTTCAGTTCCAGAACTAGCTGCTAATTTAATTAAATTATATTTGATTGATTTAAAATCAAAATCATTTGCATCATCTTTTCCAAGTTTTAATCCAAATTTCATTTTATATCCTTATTTTGGTTTGGTACTAGTACATACATCAATGTATCCACAACCAGTTTTATTAGTTACTTCATTTGCTAAACATTTTGGATTTAAGAATATTCCATCTTCTTGTTTCTTTTGACAGAATTGTGTAAATGTCAAGCCCTTTTTAGTATATGGCTTATCTGTAGGAATACATTTAAGCTGTTTTAAATTTATTTCAGCAGCTTCACACCATTCAGTATCTGTAACAACTGGTGGTGGGTGAGGAGGCATTGCTTCTGAATGACAGCCTAATAATATAGATAATATTAATATTTTTTTCATTTATTTTCCTATTTGAATATCTCTTCTAATACTATATTAACGCCATGTATATTCTTAAGCTTTTCTATATACATTTTTACATCATCTAATAAATTAGGCTTTTTATAATAACTAGGATCAATTTTATCTGATTCAAGATTTGGAAATGTAATTGTTAAATTTGGAAAATGATTATATGCATCAACTTCTAATTTTATATTTTGAATACATCCAATAAGATTATCATCTATATACAGCATAGTTTTAGATGATTTAAGCGCATCGTTATCTTCAAACTTCATAATAATTTTAATTTCGCGTTCCATTTTTCTCCATTTCAGCCATTGACTTTAATTATATAAAAATTACACTATTAAAGCTTACGTATAAAATATAACATTAATTTTATAAAATAATTCGTGTTATATGTGGTTTGGAGATTTAAAGATGATCATAGGAAATGTTTCTTTGACTGGTAAAAATATTTTTAATTTGAAGTTTTCATCCAAAGAATTGGTTGCCAAAAAATGTGATATGTGTGGAAACATTAAAAATGTTTCTTGGAATACTGTTGTGAGATGTAGAAAAAAACATAATACAACTTCAGATTATTGTTTTTCATGTTCAATGAAAATATATAATACAGGTAATAATAATCCTGCAAAAAAAAATGAATCCAAAATAAAAATTTCTCAAGCAACTAAAGGAAAATCAAAATCTTTTAAAGATGGTAAAAATCTAAGAATTTTAGAAAGAAAAATATCATCATCTGGTCATGTATTAAAATGGGATCCGCTATCAAAATCTCATGTTCAAGAACATAGATTAATAATGTCTAATATTCTTAATAAACCATTAAGCCAATTAAATGAAATACATCACATTAATGGTATTAAAACAGATAATTCTATTTCAAACTTAATAGAATTAAGTTCATCAGAACATGGATTATTACATTCTCAATTAGAACAACTAGCATTTGAAATGGTTAGTAAAAATTTAATAATTTTTGATAAAATTAATAAAAGATATGTATTATCACCGTCACTATTAATTTCAAATATGGAAAAAAGTCTTGGTTTTGAAAATATAGCAATTAAGCAGAAAAAAAATATTTGTAAATCAAGATTAGATGTAAATATAGAATCTGAAGTAATAAAAGGCATTAAATTACAAATTCCAATTATTGCTGCTAATATGTCAACAGTTGTTAATTCAGAATTTTGTATTAAACTATATAAATATGGAGCTTTGGGCATATTACATAGAGCAGATTCTGATGAGAATATTATTAAAAGCACAAAAGAAGTTGCAAAAGAATGTAATTTAGTTCCCGTGTCTATTGGAATAGACAAAAACCAATTTGATTTAGCTAAATTGTTAATAAAAAATGGAGCAAATATAATTACAATTGATATTGCTCATGGTTATAGTGATGCCGTATTGGAATTAGCTAAAAAAATTAAACAATTTTCATCTGATACTAAAATCATAATTGGAAATACTACAAATGTAGACATTATTTATGAATGCTATGATTTTGTTGATGCTATTAAAGTTGGTATTGCTCAAGGTTTAGCCTGTGAAACTAAAAATACTGCAGGATGTACAGAAAAACAATTTTCAACAGTTTTAAAATTTAAAACAATATCTAAAAATTTTGGCATACCAATTATTAGTGATGGTGGAATTCGTGAACCAGCAGATTTTACAAAAGCAATTGCTGCTGGAGCAAATTCAATTATGGCTGGAAGTATATTTGCTGCATGTCCGGAAAGCGCAGCAGAAACTGTATTAGTTAATGGTGAACAAAAAAAATTATATGCTGGTATGGCATCAGAATATGTTCAAAATAAATGGAAAAATGGATTAAAACCAGGAACTTGTTCTGAAGGTGGTGTAAGATTTTTAGATATTGGACTTTCTTTAGAAAAATTATTAGAAAGATATTCTGGAGCATTAAAATCTGGAATAACTTATGCCGGCGCTTCAGATATTCTTTCATTTCAAAGAGATGTTGAATTTATACAAATTTAATTATAAAGCCAAATGAAAAAACAAATACCAATATATTTTAGTGAAAAAATAAAAGATATATTTCTTGGATCTAATTTATCAATAGATGGAAACGGTAACATAGAAATTGATAACGTTAATTCTAATTATGTTACTTTTGAAAATTTAGAAAAACTATCTAAATTATTTCATACAACTAAAATAAATACCGGAATATATATAACCAGTTCTGGTTGCCCAACTTGTGGAGACTCTCCAGAATTAGTTGTAACAATTGAAATTTTATATCCAGATTTAAAGGAACCCAATGAATAATTTAAATTTATTAGCATTATATGCAAATGAAAAATATCTATATCTTAATACAGATCACAAATTAATACCAGCTAATGATGTGCAGGTTAATGTAATTAGATATGACTTATCAAATAAATCGCACCCTCATAATCATGATTATGAAGTTATTGTTAGAGTTTCGACAATTACATGCAAAAATCGTAATGTAACAGAAATAATGTGGGAAGGACCATTACAAGATTGGTATGCTGCTTGTGCAAAAGCAGTATTTAACGCTACCCATTATATTAAAGAGGAAAGTAATGAATAAAGAAGAAATGAATTATTTAGATTTATTATCTAAAATATTAAATGGCAATGAGCGTTCAGATAGAACTGGTGTTGGAACATATTCTATATTTGGAACTCAATTAAGATTTTCACTAGAGAACAATAAAATACCAATGTTTACTACAAAGAAAATGTTTTCTCGTGGTGTTATAGAAGAACTTCTATTTTTTCTTCGTGGAGAAACTGATACCAAAAAACTTGAAGCCAAAGGCGTAAATATCTGGAAAGGTAATACTACAAGAGAATTTCTTGATAAACGAGGATTGCAATATCTTCCAGAAGGAGATATGGGCAAAGGTTATGGTTTTCAATGGCGAAATTTTGGCGGATATACATATGAAAATCATTCTCCACATTATTGGAGAATAATGTCAACACCACCAGGAACAGATCAGTTAACTAAAGCACTAGATATGATTAAAAATGATCCTAATAGTAGAAAAATTATTGTTTCTGCATGGAATCCAAATCAACTAGATGAAATGGCTCTTGAGCCTTGTCATTGTTTTTTTCAATTTGAAGTAGTTAATGGAGAATTAAGCTGTCAATGGTATCAAAGATCTGTAGATAGCTTTTTAGGATTACCATTTAATATATTAAGTTATGCTATTTTAACACACATGTTTGCAAAAGCATCAGGTTTAAAAGCAAAAGAATTAATCTTTTGCGGAGGAAATACTCATATATATAAAAACCATATAGATCAAGTAAAATTACAAATGTCAAGACAACCATATGATTTTCCTACTTTAAATATAAATAAAAATATTGTTTCAATTGAAGATATGGAAAAATTATCATTTGATGATTTTGAAATTATTAATTACCAATCTCATTCAGCAATTAAAGCTGATATGGCTATTTAATCTATTATCTCATAATTTATAAATTTTTTGGAAGAGGATCTGGCACGACGCAATATAGTTGTAACGGAAATATTTAAAATAATTGATGCTTCGCTTCCACTTTGATAAATAATACCATTAATTTTTACTTTTTGTTGACGTTTTGTTTTTCTTTTATGTCTAATTGGTATTAGATTTTTATCTTCATAAAGATAATTAGAATACTTTATATTTGTAGAGTTTAATCTATTATGAATAGTTTTGTGTGGTATTTTTAATTTTGAACTAGCATCAAGTATAGATACATATCTAATACCATCTATATAAAATGGTATAGCTTGTATGCCACCTCTTTTACCTAAGTTAATATCTCTTAATTTTTGTTTTGTTTCATCACTTCTACTAAACAAAGAATGACCACCAGTTGTACAATTTAACCCATTATTAAATGTATCATATAATTTAATATAAAATGTTTCTCTATCATTTAAATCTTCTTTTTTACACTCTTCTAAAATTTCTGTTTTAATTAAACACCATGCATATTTTTTATATGCAGCATTTAATTTAGTATTAACTAATAGTTTTTCTGACATAAAACATTTTTTAGCCTCCATTTTGTGTTCTATAAATCGACTTTCAATACAAACACTTTGCCCAATATAATTTCTTCCAGAAGGAAATTTTAATATATAAATACCACATGTCATAATGATATTCAATATTATTGATAGATAAGGACTTAATAATGATTAAATTAATAGTTGCAGTTGATGTAAATTTTGTTATAGGAAAAGACAATACAATACCATGGTCTTTTAAAGATTATCCAGCAGATATTGCAAGATTTAAAAAATTAACTACTGATAATGTGGTTCTTATGGGATATAAAACGTGGGAGTCTATTAACTGCAAACCATTGCCTAAAAGAGATAATTTTGTTTTAAGTAAATCAAAATCAGTAAATACTCCAGCACAAATTAAACGTACATATAAAGACGCAATAGACAGTGCAGATAAGTCAAAAATTATTTGGGTAATTGGTGGGCAAGAAGTTTTTAAGATGGCATTTATGATGCATAATTCAAATGAATCATATAAAATAGATGAAGTTCATATCACTCATTTGCCTTTAGCAATTGATCAATCAAGTGGAGAAATAGTTAAATTTCCACTCGGATTTTTAGAAAAAGATTTTACAATCTCATCTTCATCAAAAGATGATAATGATGGGTCTATATATAAAATATATATTCCCAGATAACTTAATACCTAGATAATAAATCAAACTCACTAGCCAGCTTTAGTATGTTGTCAACACGACTACTGAAGACTGGCTTTTTTGCTTTATGCTTAGCCATATTAAAAGATTTTGCAGCCGTTTTGGCTTCATCTGATGTCCAATAGTTGCCAATATATTCCGCTTCTTCTGGGTTTTTTTTAGGGTCCGTATAAGGTTTTCCTGCGAAGTAGCCGGCTGCTGTTGGATCGATGTTCATTCCGTTTTTATAAACTTCCAAGTGTAAGTGAGGAAATGTGTCCTTAGCACTGCCCGTCGCACCAACAGTTCCAATAATAGTATTTAAATCAACATGATCACCTTCATGTACTTTTACAGTACTCATATGAGCATAATAAGATGAAAGTTCTTTATTGTGTTGTATTTTTACAAAATTGCCCCCAATACTACTATTACCCACATTTATAACAACGCCAGCAGATAAAGGATAAATTGGTGTACCAGCCAAAGCTCTCATATCAATAGCTTTATGACCATGCTCATGACGAGCATCAGTTTTAGTTGTAGAAAATCCGCCAGAAGAATACCAAGTATCTTTAATAGGAGCTTGAAATCCAGTAGATTCTGGGGTTTCCGTTTTAGTTCCTATTTCTGTTAGAAGTTCATTAATTTCCTGATCAATACTGTTTGCCATATGAATATGCTTTTTAAATGGCATTAGAAACGACAAAACCCCATAATGAATATTCATTATGGGGTTTAAACTTTATTTATAATTTAAATATTATGGTTCTTCGTAAAAGTATACAGAAACACCTTTATCAAGTAAAGTCTTATTTAATAAACCAGATAATTCAGGAATACTATCTGTTAATAAAGTTGATACATGAACAGATGCTTTTTCAAATTTAGCTGATGCACATACTTTATTTAAACATTCTTCAAGAGCTTTAACGTTTGTTTTTAACTCTTCATCTTGACAAAGAAGATGAATTACCCAGGTATCGCTTTGAACAGCAGTATTATTGGTTGCTCCTAATTTATAAGCACCAGTTTTAGTATTAAACCAGCCTTTAGCTTCTTCTTTTACTTTCTTCCATTTTTTTTCAAAAACTGGATATAATGGACTTTCTATTTTACCAGCCATATTTGTTACAGAAAGAACAAATCTTAATCCAGCATTTTCTGGGGCAAGTATGCTTCCTTTAATTAATTTTGTTCTACCTGCAGGTTGAAATTTACTTCTTTCATCAGTTATAGTTTTAGTCATTTGATTCCTTTATATCTCCACTATAAAGAATATATCACTATTCTTTACAATTAAGTCGGTCTTCTGATAATTTTATTAATTTCTCTTTGATAGAATCATGTAGTCCTATGAAAAAATAAAATCCATCAGTCATTTCCCAATCATAACCATTTATAACCATAAAAACTGGTCTATTATTTGCAGATTTTAATAACCAAAATACAGTATTTATAGCAGTTATTAGGTGTGGATATTTGGTTTTATTTTTATTATCTTTACTTATATAACAAAAAGCATTTTCAGATAAACATCGATCAGTTAATTTATAAGCAATTTCATCCAATGTAAAAGACGTATTTATTTGATTTGGTACGCCTTCATGTATATCGTCTTTGCCAATATGATAATTATTATCTATAAAATTCATTTTATTCCTCTAATACTTTTTTTAATTCTTTTAGTTTTTTATCAATTTCTTTTGGTGAATTTAAATCTTTTAATGAAAATTGAAATGTTTTAAAACCAAATTTTTTAGATGCTTCTAAGTTTTCACTTATGTCATCCACATATACACACCCAGAGAACTCAGGAAATTGTTGCAAGAAGCTCTGATAATATATCAGACTTGGCTTACGCGCTCCAACCTCACAACTTATATGTTTTATAGTATAATCATAAAAATAACCATAACTTAAAAGTTTTGGCATTATATAAGCATGCTCTATTCCAATATTAGAAAGTAAAGCAATATTTAAATTCATTTCTTTTTTCCACTGCAATATTTCATCTAAAATAAGATCATTTGCTTTGCCACATTTATACCATTCATGCAAAATATTGTTTATTAAAATTGGAGATTTAATATTAAAATATTTTTCTAATTCTTGTGATAATGTGGTTAAACCAATTTCATTAAACTTTTGTGTTTTAATTAAAAATTGTTCAGCATCATTAATAGATATATTAGCAGTTTTAGAAATTAAATTTAATACACCAGTAAAATCTACATTAACTAATACATTACCAATATCTAATGCTAAATATTTCATAAATCCTCTATATATTCGTGTAACATCTTGATATTTTTTAAATCAACATGTACTGTTTCTTTTTTTATATCTAAATTAAATAATTGACTTAATCCTAAATGATTAGAATATAATGAACTTGTAATACACTCTAAATCATTATAGTTTGGAAATAAAATACTCTTTTTTCCATTATAAAAAGCATCGGCTAGGAAACTCATATAACCTTCACAAACAAATTGTTTTGAATTATAAATATTACAATAATAATCTTCTGAATTCCAAATATGTTTCATAGTGATATTATCATGCATTTCATTTGGAAACTCAGAAAATATTACAGTTTCTTTATTTTTTATAGAGTTAACTATCTTATTATTATTGTTTATAAGCGCTACAACATTATCATGTTCACATGGTTTATAAATTTTACCTACTGTATGATAAGGTCTAATCCAATCAAAACCATCTTTTAAATCTGGTGGGTTAATTATATCCCCAAAATGCGAATAAACAAAATTAGCATTTGAATTGCTAATAATGTTTATTATTTTTTGATATTCTTCAGAATCTTGTTTTAATAAATGAATATATTGATTTGATAATCCAGCATTATATTTGCTTTTATGTGTTAAAGCAAAATGTAATAATAATGGACTGCATTGCCATAACGTTATATCTAATAAATTTGCTATATATGATGTAAAATACTCTAAATCTGATATAATCAAATCTGGATTATATTTTTTTATTTGTTCAAAATATATGTGAACATTATCATTGTTTAATGATAATGAATTTGGTCTAAATGGGTTTATTAAAGCATCTAAAGTCCAATCAATATTAATATTTGGACTAGACTTGGAATATGCAGCATATTTTATTTCAATTGGAAGATTTTTAACAGATTGATAAAATCTCCATAATTGAATTTTGGATCCTAAATTATTAGAAGCTGCATATAATATTCTCATTAATAGTATTTATTAGACATTTAAAACTTTTTTAAAGAATTCAACTTGTTTATCAAATACTTCTCTTGTGGCTTTAACGTCAGCTTCAGCTGTGTGAGCTTTTTCATTTTTAACGCCATATTTTTTAACTAAATTTGATAGACTATATCCTTCAGCCATAGAACCTTTACATAGATCTAAGAAAAACTCTATTTGCATAGTATCTACCATTCTACGACCAAATGGATATGTATCTTTTGCATTACATTTTTTCCAAAGTTGTTCTAATGCGTCCTTATCAAAAGGAATATTCTGACCAACTAAAATTCTTTTTTCAGATGGCGTTCCATCTTCTTGAATCCAATTTTCCATTTCAATCAACACTTCATTTGGATCTCTATATGTTTCTCTACCAAATTTTGTTAAATGTTTTAAATCTTCTAATTTATGACCATTTATTCTTAATGCAGCCGCTTCTGCCGCATCAGGATTTAATGGTTTTAAATGCCAAGTTTTTTGAATATTATCTGAAAGTCTTAATAATGATACTTCAATAATATCATGAATTCTACTATCTAAACCCGTTGTTTCTACATCAGTAACATACAAAGTATATTCCATTAGACACCTTTTATAAAATTACTAGATAAATATAAGGCGTCTGCACGACATGTCAATCTTTTTTATTTTCTAATATTTTTTTTATTTCAATTTTAAGAGCATTAAATGATTTAATTCCAACTTTAAATTGTTGAAGTAAAAAATTAACACCATCAATTGTATATAAAAATTCTTTTTGTTTTGATGTCAATTTAGAGCCTTCAATTATAAATATAACTTTATTATCTTCATAAATTTTCCATTTATCACCTTTATTTGGCATAGAAAATCTTTTAACTCTAATTACTTTTTCTACAACATTATCTTCTTCATGATAAAGATCATATTCAAATTTGTTTAAATTATATTTAGAATTTTGGTCTTTATATTCTTCTGTTGCTGTGTTTGTATTATCTGTTATATTTTTATTAGACATATTATACTCACTTACAAATACTATCTATAGCAATTACACCTGTTAATGCAGCTGAAAGTAATCCTGGAATTCCAGCACTTTCTCCAACAACAAACATGCCATCAATTTCACTTTCTAAATTATTTCCAATATTTATTTTTGGAGCTAAAGGCATAATAGTTGGAGCATGATAATAACCTTTATTGATAATATCAGGGATAAAATTAGAAATTTCAGTTATACTTTCTGATAACCAATTATATTCTGGAATAATTGAAATTTTACTTTTACCAGTTATAATGTGACTTATTCTTTCTTTAATTATACGATCATTTGTTAATACAAATGTTAATTTACCAAGCCTATCAGTTTGTTCAAACCCATTATTTAAATATGGACGATTTCCAATTAATGAAAATGATACTTTATCTGAATCCCAGCGATTTTCATTAGAACGAAATGCAGAAATTGCCATATCAATGTGATCTTCTGGAATAACAGTACCATTCCAAGATATTGGTCCTAATTCTAAATCATCTCTTATAATTGAACAACTTGACTTAATAAAATCTTTCATATATGAAGCATTTAATTCAACTCTTATACCAAATCTTGCAATATCATTGTTTTCAACAATGCCTAACGAACTAAATAAATTTTTAGACCATCTCCAACCACTTCTTCCTGTGGCTATTATTAATTTTTTGCATTTTATTTCCTGTGTATCAGAAATAATTACAAAATAACCTTTTTGTTTATACACAGTTTTAATTTCATTGTCAAAACTTAATGTTATATTTTTACAATCCTCAATTGTATCAGACATATATTTTGATAAAGAATGTATTTCTTTTGGAAACATTTGCATATAATCATTTTGAATTATATTAAATCCAAGTTTATTAATTCTTTTTGATATATTAATGCCTAGTGGTTTATCTTTAATAATTTTAAAAGAATCTATTTCGTCTAAAACATGAGATATCCAAGTATTAGCAGATTTTGCTTTTCTTAAACCAGTTAATTGAGACACTTTATTAATATCACTTTGATATAATTTACCATCACTATTTGGTAAACACCCTAACCAACCTTCAAGTTGGCGACGACGTTTCATGGGAGGTCTACCTAAATCAAATACAATTGTTTTAACATCACTATATTCTTTTGCAACTCTTAATGTTGCAAAAGCGCCTGCCATACCAGCTCCAATTATTCCAATGTCGTAATTGCTCATATTTATAATTTTTCCAACAGATTTAAATATCTATACGCGAAATATTATATCACACAATATGTTAGTTTTATACTTTTTCTATCAAACTATCGATAATATCAAATACATTATCATCAAAAGGGCGCTCATTATTTAATATTTTTTTTAAACCGTCATTAAATTTTTGTTCCAAACTTGGAAATATCCACATAAAATAATATGCACTAGATTTAAATTGCGATAAATACAAATTTTTATTTTCTTCTAAAGTATTTGTTAATTGATATTTTTGATTTAATTTATTAGTAACATATAATGAAACCAAATATGCCCTTTTTTCATAAATCATTCTAAAATATGCTGGCAGTGGTAATGCAAATAATATTATTAATGGTAAAAATAATTTCCAACTAACAAATAAAAATGGTATTAATAATAAAGATATTATTTGTGGGAATAAATATAAAAATTCAAAAACATATTTTGGAAGTTTTTGTGCATCATTAATATGAATTAATTCATGTAAAAATATAATTGTCATCATTGCAGGTCTTAATTGTAAAAAAGTTTTTGAAGGAAAATATATAGTTGAACCAATTGTAGTTGTATATGTTTTCATAAATGATTGGTTAAAAAATAATAATTTGCCCAATATTTTCATTAAAAATGACTCATCTTTATATTTAATTTGTAAATTTGGGAAAGATTGTTTAGCAGCAGCAATTAAATCTGTATATAGCATATAATCTCCTTAATAAGTAAAGATATACTAAACTTTTAGCATATATCTGAGTTTTATAGAGGTTAATAAATGATCAAATATCCTGCACAATTAGATGATAGTTTAAGTCTTCCATTAGTGGTTGATAATAATACGCCAATTCAAGCTGATGTTGTAAATAGACTTCGTAATGCTATAATTGCTTTAGAAACTGAACTTGGAGTTAAACCAAGTGGCATTTATTCAACTGTTAGAGCAAGATTAGATTATCTTGAAAGTACATTTGGCTCTTTTGATTTTATTAGATTAGACCAAGATTTGGGCGGATCAGTAACATTACCTAAAGTAATTGGAATTCAAGGTAGACCCGTATCTAGTGCTACACCAAATACTTCTGATGTGCTTGCATGGAATGGTATTGCTTGGGCGCCAACCACATCTGGATCTTCAACCATTAGTTTTAATAATGATTTATCTGGATCTTCTACATCACAAACTGTTATTGGCATTCAAAATAGACCAATAGATGGTTATGCCCCTAATATAGGACAAGCGTTAGTATGGAATGGATCAAAATGGATTCCGGGAACTAATTCATTAACTTTTAGCAATATTACAGCTTTAAAAGAATATGATACTACAAATTTAATTGAAGGAACATTAGCATTTGTTAATACATTGAATGCATTTTTTGAATTTTCTAATAATTTTGAAGATGCATCATTATCAATGGATGACCCTGAAAATTTTACAGTATTAGAAAGTGTAAATATTAATTCCCCTGTTGATACACGCTGGTTTAGAAAAATAAGTTCAGATATTCGATTCTGTTATCAAAATGAATGGCACATAGATAGTATTAATGGAAATAATGAAAATACTGGATTAGATTCTTCTAATATGTTAAAAACATTTTCTGAAGTATCTAGAAGAATTGGAGATCAGTTATTACTACAAGATACTTATATATTTATATATAATGATTTAACTGAAGCAATAAATATAAATCCTATGTGGACAATGGGGACGTTACTAAATCCAACTGGAAATAAAATTATATTTAGAGGAATTCCAAAAAGCGAATCTACTTATTCTTTAACTGGTAGAACTACTACTAGTAGATCTGTTAATAGAACACCTAAAATAACAAAAGGTGTAGCTTGGAATATACTAGAAGAATCTAGATTATTTAAAATAAGTGATGGTATAGATGATGGTTATGGATTAACATTAACAAGTTATGGCGGAACAACATCTATGACTACAAATTTTCCAACTTTTTATGTTGATAGAAAATTAAGATTAGAATCAGGATATCCATTTGCTTCTTGGACTACATTATCAAGTGATAATGTAGATATATTAATTTTACCTATAGTTATATTTTCTCCAATTATTGCTAATAATGTAAATATACAATTAATTAATTTTGATACTAATACTTTATATATTTCTGGTGGAAATGTTAATATTAATAGATGTTTAGGTCAAACAATTATTTGTAATAATGGCGGTCAAACAACAATTAACAATTGTTTATTTATAACTATAACTGGAGATAATGGAGCGTTAATTGATGCAAATAATTGTAGCATACAAGTAATTGATATGCGCAATACATCTAAATTTATTCAAACACCTATTGATGAAATTAATTTAGGTGAAAATTATGCAGATTTATTTTTTAATACTGATTCAAGAAGTGGAAATATTTATGATAATGAAGTATCTATATCTAATTCAACAATTAATTTGCATAATATATGTTTATATAATGCAAGTTATATGAATGCTTCTTATCATTTTATAAGATTAAATACTGGAACTAAAGTATATTTAAATAGTACAAATAATATTTGGGCAGATTCAAATAGTAATTTAACTGCTTATTTTGCAAACATAAATGGTTTAGGAAGCACTATAGAATTTGATAATGATATTCCTGTTGCAACAATATATGCAAAATTTAATGGCAGTGGAGGATTAAGTACTTATCAAGTAAGATTTAACTCAGCCATATATGATTTAAGTACAGATATACCAATTACTAATTTAATTAGATTTAATGGAATTATAACTGGAGATTCACAATAAGGATAAATTATTATGTCATCAATTTTAAAAAGAAATAATACTAGAGAAAATTTATTAATTGATCGTTTATCATTTAATACTGCAAATTCTCCAAATTTTGGATTTGTAGAAGTTACACTTAGTATGTCAAGTCCTAGTGATTCTACAACACTATTAGATACTGAATATAATAATTTTATAATTAAATTATCAGGATCAGTTAATACTGATGGTTATATAATAGTTCCAGATGATCCTGGTGCAATTTGGATTTTTTATAATTCTCTTGAACTTGTTCCATTATATATTAAAACATCACTACAAAGTGCTGCAACTGCTGCACTTATATCGCCTAATAGTTCAAGTTTATGTTTTGTTTCGTTAGATGGAACAGATTATAATGTAAATAAATTATAAACTTACATTCCCAATAAATTTTCAGCGGTTGTTAAAGCATATGATGCAGATCTTGTAATATTACTAAATCTTGCTTGAGAAATATATCCTTTAAAAGATGTTCCAGAAGAATATGACAAATCTCCCACTGAAACTCTAGTTAAAGTTGGCAAAGTATAAGCTCCAAGAGCTGTTGCTGAAGCTGTTTGTAAACCATTACAATATACTTTTAATGCTCCAGTTGATTGAACATATGTTCCTAAAATATGTAATGGTGAATTTAATATATTATTTGTTGTAAAATATGCTTGAGCAGTTGTGTGCCCAGTTGTTGCTACTTGTAATCTAATATTTCCAAAGTATAAATCTAAAGAAATAAAATCAGCTGAACCAGCATCAGCACATACTATGTAACCAGCGTCTTGAGTTGAAGAATAATAATCTATCATAATAAAAGCTTCTACAGATATATTACTACCAGTGATAGAACAACTAGTTCCTGATTTGGCGCCACCAGTTCCACTATAATTTAAATTTCTAAATCCTTTAATACTTCTTCCTAAAAATCTTTCTCCTAAAGTATAATCAGTATTTTCAGTACCATTAAATGTAAGAGTACCATTAGAACCGCCACCAGTATTAGATAAAGTTGTTCCAGAAGATTCTGAACAATCATAAACATAAATATGATTAGAATCAATAGCTGGTGCAGTTAAACCACTACTTCCTCCAATAGGATTTCCATAGGGATCAGTTAATATTCCAGTTTTCATATATCCTCATAAAGCTAAAAAAGACTCTGCAGATGACATAGCATAAGAAGCAGATCTAGTAATATTGCTAACTCTCATGTGTGCTATCCATGATTGAATATATCCCCAACTAGCATTATTATCACTACCTATCCATATTTTTGTTAAAGTTGGTAAAGCAGCTGCACCACCCAATGAATTTTGTCCTTCTAAAATACCATTAACATAAAATTTAATATTACCATTTGTACCATCATATGTTAATAAAAAATGATATCTACTTCCATTAGCAACCAATGAAATTGCAGATGTGCTAGCTACTCCCCACCCAGTAACACCAGCCGAAGCATATATAGATGTAGAATAGTATGAAGAAGATATTTGTACATAATCAGTATTTGTTGCATTTTGCACTCTAAAAAAAGCGCCTTGAGGGTCTGCTGCTCCATCAACTTTAATATCATTTAAAACAACTAACATCTCCACAGAAACAGAGCCTCCAGTAATAGAGCATGAATTTCCAGTTGTTGCACCACCTGTTCCAGATGTGCCAGCTATTAAGTTTCTAAAACCAGTAACATTTCTTCCAATCATTTTGCTTCCAATATAATAACTAGTATTGGCTGTTCCTTGAAGTGTGGCATTTCCATTAACCCCACTACCTTTATTAAAAAAGGTTGTTCCAGATGTTTCAGAACAATCATAAACATAAATATGATTAGCATCTATTGCTGGAGAAGATGTTCCAGTAGATATTGGATTTCCATAAGGGTCAGTAAGTGTTCCAGTATGCATAAAATCTCACATAGCAGAAAGTGTTTTTGTGGTTGAAATAGCATAAGAAGAAGACCTAACAGAATTGCTAAATCTTGCTTGTGCAATATAACCTTTAAAACTATTAGTAGTGCTTCCCTTTTTATTACCAACAGATAATGCAACCATTGTTGCAAGTGATTTTGCAACACCATATGTAGCAGTAGTGTATAAAGCTCCATTAATATAAACTTTTAAATTACCATTAGAACCATCATAGGTTGCTAAAAAATGAATTGGAGTTTTATTAAATTGAAGTGTAATATTTGGTGAAGAAATACTAGATCCACCAATATTAACTTTAACTTGATAAACTCCAGCAGTGGTAGGACAATAAACTTGAATATAATCATTAGCTGGTGTACTACCTTCAGCATATAATACATATCCAGATGTTGTTGTTTCTGGTAAAAAAAACGCTTCTATAGAAATAGAACCTCCACTAACTGAACATGAAGTTCCTGACCATGCACCACCAGTTCCATTATTTAATAATCCAAAATATGATTTTAAACTTCTTCCAACCATATTACTACCTAAATAATAATTTGTATTAACAGCGCCTTGTAATGTTAGATCTCCATTAGACCCGCTTCCAGTATTTACTAATGTTGAACCAGATGTTTCAGAACAACTATAAACATAAATATGATTAGCATCTATAGCTGGAGCACTACCACCAACTGTTCCTCCACTAATAGGATTTCCAAAGGGGTCTGTTAATACACCAGTTTTCATTTATGCTGCCTCAATAAGAAGTTTTTTTACAACTACAGTATAACTTCCACCAGCAGGATTTATTGCAGATAATAATACGCAAAGTTCGTCTGTAGTTCCGTATGGCTCAGATATAGAACCAGAAGTTGGTGCAAAAGTTCCCCTAATAGTTGCCAATTGATTACTATCAGGAATATTTCCGCCAGAACTTGCAAATGATGTTGCTATTCCCAATCCATAAGAAGATAAATCTGTGGTTACTTGTAAAATATCATCAGTATTATTTGCTGTTTGACCATTAGTAGCTAATGATGTTCCCAAATAATTAGACTTAGCATAATATTTTATAGAAGTAACATTTTGAACTACACATTCAAGTCTTGCATCTGTTGCTGCTCCTGCACCTAATCTACCAAAAGCTAATATAAATCCTCTATTATTAACATTCATATTAGCAGATGTAAACATTGCAGATATTCTTAATTTTGTGTATTTAGACCATTCAAAATTAGGCGCCAAATCTGTTATTCTAGCACTTGCTATTACAGATGTTCTAGTAGAGTCAATTAAATTAGAAGCTGATGAACCAGAAGATAACTGTAATCCAGTAGCATTTGTATTTTGAATTGCCCCAACAGAGCCTCCACAATTTTCAATAAGCCATCCTGTATATCCGGCAATAGTTTGATTTCCACCATTAGATAATGTTCCAGTACTGGCTCCATTAATAAAATCTATTGTTGCTATTTTTTCAAAACCATTTGTAAATTTATAAGCCATTATGAAATCTCCCAATCAGTAGCAGCTGCATTATATGTTAATGTTAGTGATGCTCTTGCAGTTGACATTACTACACTTGGAGACGCTCCATCAATAGTTTGACTTCCAGCACGAGTTATTGTAATATTATTATTTGAATCTGTTTTATTTTTAAAAGTAATTTGTTGCCCATTAGTTGGTGCAGATGGCAAATTAATTGTTATTGCTCCAGATGATGGATCAATTGATAAATACCTATCAGTTAACAATGCAGTATATGGAGTCATAGCAACGCCAACATCAACAACAGTTACATGATTATGAGTATGGTAATTATCTGCATTTGAACCGTTAGTTATTATATTTAATCCTGTTGCTTGAACAGTTGTTCCAACAGAATATCCATCAATTTGAAATCCGATTCCACCAGAATTTGGTAAATTAATATTTCCAGAACCAGATGTAGATAATATTTTTGTTGGAGAAACTATTGGACCAGTTGATGTTATTTCTAATACATTTTGAGATGTATTTTGTAATATAATAGAATTATTAGAATTAAGAATCATTCCAGTTTTAGCTGTTAATACAGCATACATGTCAACATTCATATTAAATGAGCCGCTTGGTGTTTGATATTGAAATCCAGATGCAAGCGAAATTCCACTTGAAGTTCCATTAGAAACTAATACCCCATAAATTACAGGACTTGCAATATTAAATAATGATGATCCTGCTACCCCCGTAGCTCCTTGAGGTCCTGTTACACCTGTGGCACCTCGTGCACCTGTTACACCCGGAGATCCTTGAGGTCCTTGAATGCCTGTAGACCCAATATGACCTGTTGATCCTTTAGGTCCTTGAGGTCCTTGTGGACCTGTTACGCCTGTAACTCCTTGTGGACCTGTTACGCCTGTTGCGCCTCGTGCACCCGTTGGTCCTTGCGGACCTGTTACTCCAGGAGATCCTTGCGGTCCAGTAACTCCTATAATTCCTTGTGGACCTGTTGCTCCTCGTGGACCTGTTACTCCTTGCGGACCTGTTACTCCAGGAGACCCTTGAGGTCCTGTAACTCCTGTAATTCCAGGAGAGCCTTGTGCACCAGTTGCTCCCGTTGGACCATAAACTAATTCAACTACCTGCTCTGTAGTATATTTAGTTCCATCCCATCTAACATATCCTGGATTTAAAAAGCTCATTTATCCTCATAAACTGTTTGTAAGTTTCATGAGAATGCCAAAATTTTAGTATATAAGCCTAATATTAAATATCTGAAATAAGAAGATCAAATTCTTCTTTAGTTATTTCTACTGCATTAGTTATTTTTTTAAGATTATTATTTTGATCTTTTGCTGAAATAATTAAAATTAATTTACCAGGATTATCAGATTTTCTAAATTCTACATATGATTTATCATCAAATGATATTTTCATTTTAATATCCTTGGAATAAAAATAGGTTTAAATTTTTTAGTATTACTATCATATAATGATATTTCTGACCAACCACAATTATCTGTATTTTTAATACATTCTTTTAATGCATCAAAAAAATCTTCATAAGTATATTCTAATATTCTGCCTGATTTAGATAAAAATCTATAAAAATACATATTAATTCCTGTCTGTTATAATTTCTACATGATCTTTATGAATAAATATTGTATGTTCTTCATGTGCACCAACATCAGATGTTTCAACCGTCCAATTATCAAGCATAACTTTAGTATTTGGAGAAGATATTGTTAACATTGGCTCAATAGCAATAGTCATTCCTTCATAAATTCTTTCGCCTTCATTTGGTAAAGATTTATTTGAAATAAATGGTTGTGCATGTGGAATTCCATTGCCATTTTCATCCATAGAAATTCCATGACCACCATATTGAGTTACAACTTCAAATCCATTATTTTTTGCATGTTTATAAATTGCATTTCCAATAACACCAATACATTTGCCAACTTGTATTGAATTAATTCCTTTTAATAAAGATTCTTTTGTAACTTTAATTAACTCAATATGTCTTTTATTTTTGGCTTCACCATAAATACATGTAATGGCAGAATCTGCTATGGCACCTTCAAATGTTGCTCCCAAATCAAATGAAACAACATCTCCTTCTTGTAAGATATAATCTTTTGGTATTCCATGGACTAATTCTTTATTTATAGAAATACAAACTGCTTCTGGAAATCCTTTATAACCCTTAAAAGTTGGAGTACATTTAGCATCTAAAATAATTTGTTCTGCTTCTAAACTTAATTCTTTCATAGTTAATAAAGTTTTTTCTTTTACTCTATTTTCTAGATGAACTAAACATTTGGCAACAGTTTTTCCAGCAATTCTTTGTTTTTCTAAAAACTCTTGATTTTTTAATGTAAAAAAGCCATTTTTTAAAAATGGCTCCTTAGTATCTATTCTCATTTAACTTACTCTCCGAGAAATTATTTTCTTTTGTTAGCTTCTTCAAAAACATGACTATTTAGTTTTCGAACTTCATTTAAAACATCTTTAGAAGAAGAATATTCTATATAATTTTTAAATTCTTCTTCTTTCATTAAGCCAATTATTTTCTTATCAATAAGAAACTGCATAGCATTAAGTTCATTTAATGTTGTCCTATCAATATTATTATTATTAGATGATTCAACTATAAAGTTTCTTATTTGAATAAGAGATGTTATTTGATCTAATTTCATAATTATTTTACCTGCTGTTGTGCATGATTTCTAAGAATTGTGCCATCTTCATTTATAGCATCTAATTCTGTTAAACCATATTTCATATAAATTTGTAAAACTACATATTTATACTGTAATTCTGCTTTTTCATTATTAGCCAAAGCAGCTTTAGCTTCTGCAATTGCTATCTGCTTTTTAGATTTTGCTAACTCTAAAGAAACTTTATCTATATCTGATAGTGTTGTTGGTAATGATTCTTGTTCGCTCATAGGACCTTTTTATAAAATTTCAGCAGCTTTAGATGCTAACCTGCTACGCTCTCCCTGAACAAATGTTATATGTCCAGCTAATTCTGAATTTTTAAATTTATCAATTACATATGTTAAACCGTTATTTGTTGCATCAAGGTCAGAATTATCGATTTGTTCTATATCACCTGTTAATATAATTTTAGAACCTTCACCAGCACGAGTTAATATTGTTTTAACATCTTCTCTAGTTAAATTTTGACATTCATCAACAAAGATTATAGTGCGAGGAATACTTCTTCCACGAATATATGTAATTGCTTCCATTTCAATAAGACCTTTTGATTGGTACATATCTAAATTTTTACGCCAATCTCCATTTAACGAACTTTTAGTTTTAAATAAAAACTCAAAATTATCCATAATAGCTTGAAACCAAGGTCCAAGTTTTTCTTCCATTGTTCCAGGAAGATATCCAATATCATTTCCAACAGGTTGTATTGGTCTATAAATAACTAATTTATCATATTCTTTTTTATTAAGAACTAATTCTAAAGCAGAAGCTAATACTATTAAACTTTTTCCAGTTCCCGCTTTACCAATTAAGGTAACTAAATCAACTCCTTTATCCATAATTAAATCTATAGCAAAAGCTTGTTCTTTATTTTTAGCTGAAATTCCCCAAGGGAAACACTTCTTAATAAGTTTAAGTTTATTAGGACTTACTTTGCGACCCAATGCTATTATATTTTCATCTTCATCAGAAAATGAAACACATTCATGCAAATTAAGTGGTAAACCCATTGTTCTAGGGTCAATAACATTAGATTGTTGTAATTCCAATCCAATTTCAGCATCAATAATATTGCGAGCACCCATATATAATTCAGTTGAATTAAATTGTTTATTAATATGAGATAAAGCATTTATTGACCTTGATTTTGCTTTAACTCTTAAATTAATATCATTACTTATAAGTGTAACATCTTTAGTTGGATGTTCATTATAATAAACAAAAGTACAAGCTAAAATTTGAGCATCTCCATGTGATGGATCGCCAAATCCATTAAACATTTCCCATGACATATTAAAGTAATTATCATCTACTTTTATTCTAATGTCATCATCAATAATAATTCCGTTACTTATATTTCCTAAATTACTTATTTCATCTAATAATTTAATGGCAACTCTTGCATTTCTTCCAGGTTCCCCTTGAAATTTTTTAACCTTATCCAATTCATTTAAAACAGCAATTGGTATGATTACATCGCTATTAGCAAAACTTTTATAAGCACTAGGATCATCAATTAAAACAGAGGTATCTAATATAAATGTTTTACGCATATTTTTTATTATTCCGATTCTTCAAAACGTGACCAGTAGTTTACTTCCATTTCGATAAATAATTGTTTTTTAGGATCTAATTCTCTTAGATCTCTTTTTAATTTATAGCTGCATTTAAACCACTCTCCTACAAGTTCTTTTTCAACATATACTTGCATGTGACCATCAAGATCGTCTATAACTTGTATGTCATATGTTGATAATATTTGACGCAATTTAATTTTTTGATCAATAGACAAAAGACCATCTGAGGTCCAAAATTCTTGAATTGGAACACCCATTTGGTCTAATAAATTTTTTAAAAATCTATTTTGTTCTTGTTCTGCCTCTAAGCGAACATTTGCATCATAATTTAAAAGTATAAAACCTTTCATTACATAGATAATATCTTATTATCCACACTTGCTCCATGTACACGCAGTACATTTCATACATTTTTCAGAATAAATAATTGTTCCTTCTGCTCCACATCCCTCACATTTCTTTTGATGTGATACTTTTGTACCTTCTTTAATATAAGTTTTTAGCACTCTAGCAATAATTGTAGAAAATGATGTCATTTCCGCATATTTATCTTTGGTTAATTGTTCAACAATAAATTGAATTGGAGTTCCATGACGAAGATTTAAAGAAATTATTCTTGTAAATGCTTCATTATTTTTATTTTCAAAAATATTTGAAATATCTTTAATTAACATTTGGTCATCGCCATCACCAACAGATAAATTATATGATGTTACACCATCAGCATTTTTACCATTTTTAATTATTTTACCAGTTTTGTATTTATTTGGAATATCAATATATTTTGATAGCCCTCCAAATATTTCATATGGCTTTCCATTAAGCAAACCAACAAATAATGTCCAGGCTTCTCCAGCAATTTTTGCCTTCTTTATATCGCAAGCTAATTCTAATGGTCTTTTTGGTGCCATCAAAGTAATAATATCATCTGGTCTTTCATCAGTTGAAAGAGATTGTTTATTAGCAGATTCTGTTGAAACTAACACCCCAGTTCTACATCCATCACGATAAACAGTAAATCCTTTACATCCAGACTCCCATGCTTTCATATAAACTTCTGCAACTGTTTCTTTAGTTGCATTTGCTGGAAGATTACAAGTTTTACTTATACTGTGATCGATTGATTGTTGTGCTACCGCTTGAATTTCAACAGATGCTACCCAATCAATTTCATTAGATGTTGCGCCCCAATATGGAGATTTGGATAAGTCTGTCTCGCCTGTAATATCCATCCATTTTTTAACTCCATGATGGTATATTGTAAATTCTTGCCACTTGTCACCCATAGCATCAACAAAATCAATACGAGCATTTTTATCAGATGGATTGTGCTTTTTCCTACGAACATATGATAATAAAAATACTGGCTCAATACCAGAACTTGTTTGTGTTAACGTTGAGACTGATCCTGTTGGAGCAGTTGTAGTAAGAGCAATATTACGACGACCTGTTTTCTTCCACATTGCCATAACGGTCTTGCCACAATCTTTCATAATGCTATTTAAATATTCATGATTCTTTTCTTTTGCATATGAAAAAATTGGAAAAGCACCACGCTCTTTTGCTAAGATACAAGATGACGTATGTGCACCAACCGCTAAAGCTCTATATATTTCTTTTGTTTTAGTGATAGATTCTCTTGAACCATATTTAATATTTAATGCAGCTAAAGCGTCACCAAGACCAGTAATTCCTAATCCTGTTCTACGACCACTAATATTCATTGCTTTGATTTTATTCCAAAGATTAAGTTCTACAGACTTTACTTCATCTGGCTCTTTATCAGAATGAATTTTTTCAATAATTTTATCAATACATTCAATTTCAAGATCAATAATATCATCCATTAATCTTTGAGCAATAATAGTATGTTTTTTAAATAATTTAAAATCAAAAAAAGCATCTTTAGTAAATGGATTTTGAATATAAGACAAAAGATTTAATACTAATAATCTACAAGCATCATATGCTGGCAATACAATTTCTCCACATGGATTTGTTGAAATTGATTCATGACCAAAATCTGCATAAATATCTGATGGTGTTGTCTTTTTAACTTGATCCCAAAATAAAAGACCAGGTTCAGCTGAAGTCCATGCAGAATCTATAATTTGATCCCATATATATTTAGCCTTGACCACCTTAGTTACTTTTGCATTTTCAATTGTAGCATCAACTGGCCAACGTAATGTATATTCTTCATTATTTTTAACAGCATTCATAAATTCATCTGTTAATTTAATTGAAATATTTGCACCAGTTACTTTTGTTAAATCTTTTTTAATTTTAATAAATGTTTCAATTTCTGGATGATTAACTGATAATGTTTGCATTTCAGCACCACGACGACCATTTTGAGCAACTTCTCTACATGTGTTGCTAAATCTTTCCATGAAAACAGCAATTCCATCAGTAGTTTTTGCAGCGTTATTTGTTATAACATCTTTTGGTCTTATTCCGGAAATATCTAAACCACATCCACCACGACGTTTCATAATTTGTGCTAATTCTTGATCAGCAAGCATTATTCCGCCATATGAATCAAATTTATCTGAATGAACGCCCTGAATAACAAAACAATTAGATATACTTTGCAATTGAAATGGATTTCCAATTGCAGACATTGGACTTCCTTGCGGTACAATATATTTAAAACGATCAATTAAAGAAAATATTTCTTTCTCCGATAATGGATTCGGATATTTTTTTTCAATTCTTGCAAATTCTTTTGCTAAACGAGCATGCATATCACTAGGAGTTAATTCTAAATATTGACCCTGTTGAGTTTGCAATGCATATTTATCAACAAATACTTTACCAGCAAATTCATCATTATTAAAGTATTCTGTTGACGCTTCCAATACCTGAGAATAAGTATATCCCTTCATAATTCACCTATAAGAATTAAGTCCATTTTATTTTAAACTTTATTTAATTATTAAACTTTAATATTATTTCTCATTAAAGAAATAGCCGTATTAATTGCCTTAACACAATAAGGTCTTGATATGTTTAGTTTTTTACAAATTTTATTAATTGACATTGGCTTATCTCCATCTAAACCATACGCTAAATTAATAATTTCTTTTTGATCTTGTGTAAGTAAAGCAATAGATTCTTGAATAATGTTATTTGTTTGAACATTTTCAAGCTCTTTATCTGGGCAATATCGTTCTTCAATTAAAGTTGGCATAACAGCTTCTTTATGTGGAGTGCTATTTTTAGCAACTTTAAGTGGATATCTAATTGTAGTATGTAAATTAGCACTTCTAGAGATTCTAGTATCAATATATTTGTGTGCCCACCAAAAGAAAGAACCTTTCTTTGGATTATAATTATTCATTGCTTTAATTAAAGCTTCAAAACCTTCTTGATTTAAATCATCATAATTAGAAAATACTTTATAACGACCAGTTTTCATGGTTACTAAATATTTAAATTTTTCAATACATATATTTTCATGCTTTTTAAGCTGTATTTCAACAGATTCATCTTTATTTTTACTGCGCTCTCTAAGCTCAATAAGTTTAATCATCAAATCTTGTGCTTCTTGTTCTGTTAGCATTTATTCTTTCCTATAATTAAAGTAAGGATATACTCTATTATTGATATTAGTTTTAATCATCAATTTTTATTTATTTCTTCTTCTAATAATTCTATTATTGATTCAATTGTTGATTTAGTTATTTCTTGGTCATCAAGCGATAAAATAAATTTCAAAAGCCCCACAATTTTTTGGAGCTTTTGTTTCCGTTCGCTTTGTTTGTTGACCTTTTTAGTCATCAAGAATAACCTTCTCTTGCCCAACCGCCACCATTTAATATAAAATTTCCATTAGATGATATTAATCTAATAATCTTTTGTGGTTTTAAACCCTCTTCTTTACATTTGGGACATTCTTCTAATTGTTCTGTTATGGAGTGAATTTCTTCAAATTCTCCATGCACGTCACATTTATAAATATACGTTGGCATTTTTCCTCAAATTAATGTAGCAATATTAACCACAATGTAATTATTTTAATTTATTTGTCAAGTCTGCGAATATTATCTTCTTTTCTGTTTGTCCATTTTTGTTTGTAATTGATGGTATCTATCATCGCCTAACATATTAGCATAAATTTTGTCTGATTTACCCATATCTTTTTTTAATTGCTTTGTATCTGATTTGATTTTATCTACTAAATCTTGACCAGTTAATTCTACTGTTCCTGGAGTTGCAAAGCTAATAACTCTTTCAGCAGTTTCTTGATTACATTTTGGGCAAACTTTGGGCGGTTCTGTTGATAATGAATACCAATCTTCCCATTCATGAGCGCATTCTTTATTTTTACATTGATGATAATATGTAGGCATTTATTCCTCACTTAATTTATATTGACCATAAGCTAAATCTCTAGATACAAAAATTTTTGTATCATTATATGTTGCATATAATGCGGTTTTTAAAATATCTTTATCTGATATCCAATTAAAAATTAATGTAGGCTCTTTTAAAAGATCTGTAAAATCACCAACACTAATAGTAAGTGATTTTGTTTTTGAACAAAGATCAATTAACATTTCATTATTCATTTGAATTTTCCTTTATTAAATTTTTATCTTTTATAATAAACTCAATATCTTTAGTCCAATCTTTAAGAATATTTTGCTT